ATGCCCCTCCTCATCGCCCTCTCTGCCGCCGCCAGCGTCTGCGTGGCGCGTGTTTCCGATGGCGACAGCATTCGCCTCTGCAATGGCGAGCGCGTGCGCCTGCTGGGCATTGACGCGCCAGAACTGCGCGAGTCATCACGCTGCAGCGCTGCCTCTCGCGAACGCCTGAAGCGCAGCCGCAATCCTGCCTGGTGTGATCATGAGAAGGGCGAGCGCGCTCGCATGGCACTTGAACGGTTCATTCTGCGCGGAACGGTGCGAATCGAGCGCCGGGGCCTCGACGTCTACAAACGTACACTCGCCCGCGTCACGGTGAATGGCCGTGACGCGGGCGAGTGGCTGATCGGCCAAGGCCTTGGGCGGCCTTGGCGATGATTGTCAGTTCGAGATGATCACTTCCCCGGCCAGCTTGGCATTTTTCATGCCGCCCACCTGATAGGTCACCTGCTCACTGTCGATGCTGAACCCGTCGAAGATCCTGCGCACCTCGGCATGATCGTTCAGCGACAGAATGAAGCGGCCCTTGATGCTGCGCAGTTGCTCGGCCATCGACGTGAACTCCTCCCGCCGGAATATGTCCCGGCCATAGTCCGTCTCGCAACCATAGTATGGCGGGTCGAGGTAGAACAACGTTCCGGGCCGGTCATACCGCGCAATGAAGCTTGACCACGGCAACCGCTCGACAATCACCCCGGCAAGCCGTTCATGCACCGCCTCAACCATCGGGCCGATCTTGCTCACATCGAACCGCGCGCCCTTTGCCAAGTCTACCCCAAAACCACGCCTGCTCACCTGCCCGCCAAACGCCAGACGCTGCAGGTATAGGAACCGCGCCGACCGTTGCAGATCGGTCAACGAACTCGGCTCCATCGCCAGCAGCTTCTCAAAGCCCGCGCGGCTCGTGATCTGAAAGCGCAGCATATCGAGGAACGGCACGTAATGGTGCTGCACAACCCGGAAGAATGTCGCCACGTCCTCTGACCAATCGTTGATCACTTCACCCTTCGGCCTGCGGTCCCGGCGCAGGAAAATGCCGCCCATGCCCACAAAGACTTCGGCATAGGTTTCATGCGGCACGGCGTTGATCCGCTGCACCAGGCGCTTGGCCAGATTGCGTTTGCCACCGATATAGGGGGCCAGCGGCCTCACCGGATCAACCGGCTCAAGACCGGTATCGGGATTCGACAACATCAAACTTGTTCCTTAAATGTTCCCGCGCCGAGTCGGCAGGCGGGATGGCCCCAAGGCGGGACCGATTGGGACATGACGAGATGCAATCGTCGGACTTGGGCGTTGCCTCGCCCGGTCCCCCGCCTTCGAGCGCTAACGCACCTGCGAGGCGGGAATCTTCCTGAACCCATTGCCTTCCTGCCGGATCACCGATCCATCGGCGCAGATGTAATCGGCAAAGCCCAGCACCGGCACGGCTGCCCAGTCGTTCACGCGCAGCATGCGCCGGGCGATGGGCACGATCTCCGTCTCGTAATAGCTGTCGCGCGTCTCGCTCACCTTGCCGAAGCCGCCGCTGTTCTGCGGGATCACGCCGATCAGCTGGGGCGGGGTGCGGTGCGCGGCCAGCATGTCATCGCGGGTCATGTTCTTGATGTTCGAAAATTCGTCTTTCGCGGTCACATCGGCAATCGGGATGACCTGCACGCCATCCTTCTTGCCCTTGGGCAGATAGACCAGCATGTTCTTGAAGTTGCCCACGCCCTTCGCCTGGCTAAGCTTCTCTGCAATCGCATCCACAGTCGCCTGATCGGCCAGCGGATCACTGATGTGCAGGATGAACCCGGCGTGCGCGCCGTTGAGGTAATAGCGGCGGCGGAACAGCGTGGCATTTTCAGACAGCAGGCCCGCCTGCAAAGCCGATAGCCATTCGGGCAGGCCATAGACCTCCTGCGCCACATCGGGCTGCTGCAGGTGGAACACGCTGCCCAGTTCGTATTCGTGCGCCTTGCTGATCGGCCCATTGATGAACCAGAAGGTGCCCGGCTTCACTCCTGCCCGAGTGTGGATGGCCGGGCTGTGCCGCATTACCGCCACCCGCCCGCCAAGGTTCGGCACACCCTCAAGATAGCCGTTGCCCATTTGCAGGAAGTCCAGCGCCCACCGCTCGAAATTGTCGCTGTCCAACCACCGGCTTTGCACGTGCTGCGCCACCAGCAGGTTCACCTTCAGCGCAATCGCGCTCCGGTGATAGGGCGACATGTTGAACACCTGCGCGAGCCGCGCCATCGGCAGCGGTGGTTCGTACCAGCTGCCGTTGTGCCAGATCTCGAAGTATTGCGAGATTTCGCGCCGGTCGAGGACACTCTCGGGATCGCCGAACGAATAGACCTGTCCGCCGTGATCGGTGCCTTTGGCGGGCATGCGGGAAAGCCTGCCTCCAGTGCTTCCCTTCGCCGTGACCGCAACAGCGGTTGATTTCCCAGTGTTCTTGCGGGCGGTCATCTTCTCGGCTCCTCAATCGAAAAACTTCACGGTCCCGCCAGCGCCTTCGCTTTCGGTCCCCACGTCTAAAGGTTCGTTGGAAAGGGCGTGCAGCAGCGCCCAGGCAATGTCGGCGTGACCGATCTCGCCATTGCGGCGCGCGGTATAGGTGACGCCCTTCTGGCTGGCGGTGAGCGTGGGGCGGATCGCCATCAGCGCCGCCATCAGATCGGTCCACCCTGCGTCAAATTCGATTCGGCCAGCGCGAAACACGTGCTGTCCCTTGATCACCAGCGCGGTCTTGCTGGCCACCGAATATTCGATCTTGCGCACAAGCGGGAACCAGTGGCTCACCAGTTCGAGCACAGCCTGCCCGGAACCAGTCGTGTCGATCGAGATATCGGTCACATTGTACCGCGCGGCCACGCTCTTGATGAAATCGGCCTGCCCGGCGAAGTCGAGCCCGTTTAGGCGATACTTCTCGAGCACCCGGAACTTGCCGCCGGATTTGTCTGGCGGCGCCAGCACGATCAGCGCGGCATCGTCGCGCCCCTGCTTGTTTGGGTCGTATCCCAGCCAAACCGGCTTGTCGCCAAACGGACGCCCGCCATCGATGTCGATCTGCGCGGGGTAGAAATCCCGCCATTTGAGGAAGCTGTTGACCCGCGCCGGGTTCAGGCGAGCATAGGGGAAGCTGCTCTCCGCATCGTCCACATCCTCGCATTCAAACAGGTTGCGGAAGGCATCTTCCGAATATTCGCGGCGCAGCTCCTCCACGTCCACCAGAGCGGAAAGCCCCATCGCGCAGGCGTCATGGATGGTAAGGCTCTGCTGCCAGCTGCCATCGGGCATGATCGCGCCGCGCCGCAGGTTCTTCTGGCTGATATCGAACGGCTTCTGATCGCCCTTCGCGCGGCCCTTGTTCCACTCCTCGCCAGACCAGAAGGCATAGCTTTCGTGCGTCTTGGTCGATGGCGTGGAAAAATAGGTCTTTTTGTAGATCTTGTGCGTGGCCATGCCGCTGGCGACCTTGGCCAGCTCGGCAAAGCCATGAACCCACGCATATTCGTCAAAGTAGAAATCGCCGCTTTCGCCCTGCGCGGTCGCGGAATTGGTCGAGAGGAAGTAAAACCCGACCGATTCGATGGGCTTGTGTTCGGCCTCGCCGTTCTCGTCTTCCGGGTACTGACCGACAAAGTCGATCTCGATGATCTTGCCCTTCAGCTCGATCCCGGTGACCTTGCGAACCCACTTGTAGATCTCGCGCCGGAACTTCAACGCCTGCCGCTCGCTGGCCGAAATGAAGATCTGGTTGCGCGGCTGCTCGCCCTTGAGGACGGCCTCGCCCACCTTGGCAAAGGCCTCACGCGCGAAATAGACGGTCGCGCCCACCTGCCGCGATTTGCGCAGCTTGCGCACCCGCTGGTCGCGCTGCTCCCACCACAGATCCTGATATTCGAACCGCCACGCCTCGAAATCGTCGAGCAGCTGCTGCCACTGGTCGAGCGTGAGGAAGTTCTTGCGCTTTTCGGCGCGCTTGGCCTTGGCTGGTTCGTCGTTCCGGTTGGCAATTTTGGGGTTTAGATCGCCCTCCTTCCCGGTCTTCTCGTACTTGGTGATGCGCGCAGCCCGCTCAAGCTGGCGCATCATGAAGTCCACCCGCTTCATGTCGCCTTCGGTGAATGGCTCCTTGTCCAGCAGGGTGGCGATTTTCGCCTCTAGTCTGTCCACCACCACCGCGATCGGCGCGTCCTGATCCCACCCGTCGCGCCGCTTCCACGCGGCCACCGTGCCATAGGGAACCTGCATCTCTTCCGAGATCTGCACGGCGGTCCAGCCCCGGTGATAGAGCGATCGCGCCTCGCGCCGCTGGGCACGGTTCACCTGTCGGCTGATCGCCGGTTCGGTGTCGGATTCGGGGATGGGTTGCAGGAGCATGGCGTTCAGCCATGCACCCCGAACCCCGCCTCCTGTCGCCTGCCTCTCCCGGTAAACCCGGCCTCTACCGCGCAGGCGCGTTGCAAGAAGCCCGGTTCCGCTGCCTCAAGGGCACAACCTGCTGACCCCAAACTTGACCCCGCTTCAACGCCACCTGCTCCGGGAGCCTTTTCGATGAAGACCAAGCCCTTCCTGCTCGCCACCGCCGGTTCCACCGTCGATGGCCGCGTGATCGATGACAAGATGCTCGAGGAAATGGCCTCAAGCTATAATCCGAAGACCTACGGTGCGCGGCTGAATATCGAACATATCCGTGGCATCAGCGGCGATGGCCCATTCCGCGCCTATGGCGACGTGGCGGAACTTTCGGTGGGTGAGGTTGATGTCGATTTCAACGGCAAGACCGAAAAGCGCAAGGCGCTCTACGGCGTGTTCGATGTGAACGACGACGCCAAGAAGCTCAACGAAGCGGGCCAGAAGGTCTATCCCTCGATCGAGATCGAGCCGAACTTTGGCGGCAAGGGCTTTGCCTACATGATGGGCTGCGCGCTGACTGACAGCCCCGCCGCCATCGCCACCGAACGCCTGCAGTTCAACCGCTCGCTCCCCGGCACGATCACCGTGTCGGCAGACAAGGCCGAGGCGTTGGAATTCGCCGATGACGGCATCGGCGAGGGCGGCAGCGCGTTTTTGTCGAAATTCAGCGGCCTGCTGGATGGCTTTGCCGCAAAGTTCAGCCCGAAGAAGGACGACAAGCCGGAACCCAAGGGCGATGATCCAAAGCCCGAGGCTGCTGCCGCCTTCGATTTCACCCAGCTTCGCCCGCTGCTCGAAGAACTGGGCACCACGTTCTCAACCGCAATCAACGGCCTGCGCACCGAATTCCGCGCGGATGCTGATGCCCTCGCAGTCAAGCTCAAGAAGATCGAGGAAACGCAGGAGCGCACCCCCGATCAGAGCTACCGCCAACGTCCGAGCGCCAACGGTGGCGCAGGCAATTATTCCGGGATCTTCTGATCCAGTCCGCTGCCCGCCCCGCTTACTCCCCTCAATAGGATCTGACAGACATGGGTTATACTCTTTCCGATCGCGGACGCCGGGCGCTTGACGGCCTGTTCACCGCTATCGCCCAGCTCAACGGCGCATCACGCGGTGTTGAGCACCAGTTCGCACTCGATCCCACCGCAGAACAGCGGCTCGAGGATCTGCAGCGCGAAGAGGTCGGCTTCCTGCAGCAGATCAACATGATTGGCGTTCGCGATCTGATCGGTGCGGTGATCGGTCTCGGTACCGATGATATGATTGCTTCTCGCACTGCCGAGGCCGACCTGCCGCGCAAGGCACGCTATGTGGGCAAGCTCGATGGGCGTGAATTCCGCCTCTACGATACCGAGTTCAACACCAAGCTGCCTTGGCAGATCATCGACAACTGGTCGAAGTTCCCCGATTTCGCCCAGCGCTATGCCCGCCACGTGGCCGTCTCGGTGGCGCTCAGCCGAATCTCGGTTGGCTGGAACGGCCTTGCCGCGGCTGCCAGCACTGATGCCGAAGACAACCCGCTCGGCGAGGACGTGAACATCGGTTGGCTGCAGAAGCTGCGCCTTGAAAAGCCCAGCCATGTCATGGGCCGCGCTATGGTGACTGCCGGTGACATCACCACTGCTACCGGTGCAGCTGCGCCGATCTATATCGGTCCCGATGCCGATAGCGCCGATGGCGATTACAAGAACATCGATGCGCTCGCCTATGATCTTGGCTCCGGCATGCCCAGTTGGGCGCGCAACAGCACCGATCACGTTGTGCTCGTCAGCCAGGATCTGGTCGATGAAAAGTACTTCCCGATGATCAACCGTCCGCTTTCGGACACAATTGACGGTGGCCGCTCCACCTCTGATCAGGTGGTGGGCGACGTGATCATGTCGGCCAAGCAGATTGGCGGACGCCGCGCTGCCATCGTTCCGAAGTTCCCGGAAAAGACGATGGCGATCTCGCCGCTCAAGAACCTGTCGATGTACTATCAGGAAGGTTCGCGGCGCCGGTACATCAAGGATGAGCCGGAGAACAAGGCCAGCTTGGTTGACTACAACAGCGTCAACGAAGGCTACGTTATCGAAGACACCGATTTCATGGTCCTTGCCGAGAACATCGAGTTCGGTCCGCGCCCGTAATACCACGCCGGGAGGGCAGTGAAGGCGGTCGCTGACATTCGGGTCGGTAGCCGCAAGAGCCCACATCAGAGGCCGGGGAGGGGAGCGGATGCTCCATAACCGAACCGGTCGGTCGCGCGCCGAATAGCGCGGCCACCCTCCAATACATGGAGCCCCGCATGAGCAGCCCATTCCGCCGTCACAAGCAACGCGTCCTCGGTATCATGTCGGGCACCGTCGCAGTCGAAAAAACCCGCACTGTTGAACTGCAGGAGCCGAAGAACAACACGCCTGCAGGGCAGGAATACGCCGCCTTGCGCGTGCTGCTGCATGACAACCTGCGCACCCTTTCCGATATCGCCAGCCACGAAGCCCGCGTGCCGGTGAAGGTTGAAATGGCCCGCGCCTTCGCCCCGTGGATCGATGGCGTGCTGTCGGCAGAAGGGCAGGCGGCGCAGGATGAAATCCTTGTCGTCAATCTGGTATGGTCCATCGACTATCGCGATTTCGATTATGCCCTGCGCCTTGGCACTCATGCCATCCGCCACGGCCTTGCCATGCCGCAGGGCTTCACCCGCACCCCGGCCTGCTATCTGGCCGAGGAAGTGGCCACCATCGCCAATGCCGAATTCGATGCCGTCAACCTCGATCACCTGCTTGCCGTGCAGCAACTGGTCGAAGGGCATGACATGCACGATGCGGTGCGCGCCAAGCTGCTGAAAGCCATTGGCCGTCGCTATGCGCAGCGGGCCGCAAAGTTCGATCCGGCGGCTGACAATGCCCCCGCAGGCGGCAAGGCTGCCTATGTCCAGACCGCCCTCGAAGCCCTGAATCGCGCGTTGCAGCTCGATAGCAATGTCGGCGTGAAAAAAGACATCGAACGCCTCGAACGCGAGGCCAAAAAGCTTGCACCTGAAGATGGCCAAGAGCCGCCCCAGGGCTGAACGTCCCGCCCCACGGCGCTCGGGGGGCGGATTCGAGAGGGTGGTTTCTAGACCTTCCTGCCCAATCGCATCCTCACCCCCCGAAAACTTAGATGAGTGACCCATCATGGCAGGCCTTTCCGCAAATCCCGTCGTGCCGCTGGATCCTGCCAATGCCAAAGTCGGGGCCGATGGCTGGTTCCCAGATATCCCGCTCGCGCTGGTGCGCAATTCCGCCCGCCTCGGCAACGGCGATGTCACCACCGCACGGCTCACCGCCTCGATTGAAGCCGCGATGCTCACCGCCTTCCGCCAGTTGGCAACATGGCGCTCCACCCACGTCCTCGCCGGGGCTGCGCAACTGGCAGACGTGACCGAAGAACAGTTGAACACCCGCAATCAGGCAGAGGCGCTCTGGGAACGCCTGATCATCTCGCTCACCGCCGCCGATCTCTACGCGGGCAACCGCGATATCAGCGCCACGGATCGCGGGCTGGACCGCGCGACAGACAAGGAAGACGGTGCCGACGAGTACTACCGCCGCGCATGGGCAGCCGTTGCAGACCTCAAAAGCTTCGCCCCCGGCGGCGTCTATGCCGATGTCCCGCGCAACCGCGTTGAGCTGATCTGATGACTATCGCCGCAACCGCGCGCGATGGCGAAACGGTGGACGAGGTCTGCTGGCGCGTGCTGGGCCGCACCAGCAACGTCACCGAACAGGTGCTCGAACTGAACCCCGGCATCGCCGCGCTGGGGCCAAAGCTGCCCGCTGGCACAGAACTGCTCCTGCCTGATCGCGCCGAAGCCGCGCCCGCCGTGCGCGAAACCATCCAGCTTTGGGATTAAGGCTGATGCGCAAGATCGATAGCCTTTGCGAAACCCTGCGTGCCGCCATCCCCGAAGCGGCGAGCGATCCCACCGCCCTGCGCGTCTGGATAGATCGCGGGCAGGCGCAGGCGCGGCAGACGGCCAACAATGCCTTCGCGCTCGCCTTCCGGCTCAATGTGCTGGCCGTGGGGGTGAAGACCGATCTTTCGCTGATCACGTTGGCCGTCACCAGCTGGCTGCGCGCCAACCAGCCCGATCTGCTACAACCCGGCAAAGACAGCTTCACTTTCGATGCCGATATTCTCGACAACGATACGGCAGACGTGCTGATCCAGATCGACCTGACCCAGAATTATGAGGTGACCGTGGTCGATGGCGTCGAACTGGTCGAAGCCATCGAGCAGACTGATCCGGTCATCGCCGAAGCGCAGGCCGCAGGCATGGCCCCCAATATCGCCGCCATCCTGCTCGGCGGTGAGCAGCTCGTGCCGCCGCCGGTATAGCGCGCATGGCCGACGACGATCTCTCCCGCCTTGACGATTGGCTCGGCCAAGTGCTGCACGGCCTTGAACCGCCCCAGCGCTGCAAGGCCGCGCAAATGCTGGGCCGCGAACTGCGCAAATCCAACCTCAAGCGCATCGAACAAAACGTGCAGCCCGATGGCACGCCGATGGAGCAAAAGAAGGCCCGCTTTGATCGGCGCGGGCGCTTGCGTGAAAAGGCAGGCGGCAGGATGTTTCAGGGCCTGCGCTATGCCAAGCACTGGCGCATCGATGCGGGTGAGGATGGCGTGACCGTTACCGCAAATTCACCGCTGGTAGATCGCAACGCATCGGTCAGCCAGTTCGGCGAAACCCAAACCATCGGTCGCCTGCGCGATCGCACCCCCATCCGCTATCGCTACCCAGTCCGCCGCCTGTTCGGCTTCTCGCCAGAGGATGAGGATCTGACGATGAAGGTGGCGGCGAAAATGATCGAGCCGGAATAATTCCAGACTCCCGCCCGCTGCAAAATTGGGCTATTAAAACAACCGCATGGAATGTGCAGTTGGGGCATCGGCGCTGGACTTCGGTCCAGCGCCGATGTTGCGTTTGGGCGCAGGCATCGCGCGCCGCATACGGTAAACCCGGCCTCTACCGCGCCCGCGCCTAGCGCGCGCGCGACGAACCGGGCCATCCCGGCGGGCATGGTCGGCTCTATCGCAACATCCCCCGCTATCGACCTTTCCGGTCTTCCCGCGCCATCGATCATCGATCAGCCGGATTTCGAATCGCGCCTTGCGGGCAAGCTGGCCAGTGCCATTACTGCGTTCCCGGCCTTTGCGGATCTGGTCGAAAGCGATCCCGCCCTGCGCCTGCTGCAGGCCGATAGCTATGACGAAATGATCCTTGCCCAGGCATTCAACGATGCCGCGCGCGGGATGCTGATCGCCTTTGCCACCGGGCCACGCCTCGATCATCTGGCCGCGCTGTTCGGAGTGGAACGCCTCACTGAAGAAACCGACACCGCCCTGCGCCAGCGCCTGCAGCTCGCGCCGCATTCGTTCTCGGTGGCGGGGCCGGAACTGGCCTATGTCTTTCACGCGCGATCTGCCGATCCCGATGTGGCCGATGCCACCGCCATCAGCCCCACGCCGGGGCAAGTGGTGGTGACGGTGCTTTCAGCCAGCGGCAACGGCGTGCCTGCCAGTGCCGTGCTGGATGCGGTGCGCGCCGTGGTGGCCGGGCCGGTGCGTCCGTTGACCGATGAAGTGATTGTTCAGGCTGCCACTCTGGTGCCCTTTGGCATTGCCGCGCGGCTGTGGGTCTTTGCCGGGCCAGATCAGGGCCTGATCCTGCAAACCGCGCTGGACAGCCTGAACGCGCACATCGCCGCCTCGCGCAAGCTGGGGCGTGATGTCACCCGGTCATCGATCATCGCCGCGCTCCACGTGGCCAATGTGCAGCGGGTCGAGCTGGACGCGCCCGCCGCCGATATCGCCATCAGCGCGGCCCAGATCGCGTCCGTCACCGACATTGACGTCACCGTCGCAGGCACGGTCCTGTGACGTCACTCCTGCCCTCCAACGCCACCAGCGCGGAACGCGCGCTGGAAGCGGCAATGCGCAGCGGCATCGATCTGTCGGCCGTGGGCGATCTGTGGAACCCGGCCACGTGCCCCGCCGATGTGCTGCCATTCCTCGCCTGGGGGCTGGCGATCAGCCAGTGGGATGCGGAATGGACCGAGGCGGAAAAGCGCGCCGCCGTGGCCGATGCCATCCCGTTTCACCAGCGCAAGGCCACCCGCGCGGCGGTGGAGGAAGTGCTGGCCCGGTTCCACCCCCTGCTGACCATCGTGGAATGGTGGCAGGCCAACCCGCGCCGCGAACCCCACACGTTTGAAGTGCGCGCACCCGCTGGCCCTGATGGCATCGATGCCAGCTTCCTGACCAACGCAGTGGCCGAAGCCATCATCCGCGATGTGGCGGCAGCAAAGCCGCTGCGCGCGCACTTCGATTTCGTCTTCGCGCTGGAA